ATATAGGCAGCCAAAAGAATATAAGTAAAATATTAAGTACAAAATAAAAACCCCCAAGGATTTCTCCAAGGGGGTATTTTATTACCTAAAATTATCTAGGAAACTTTTTCATCCACTCTTTGGTCTTTGGAGTAATACCCTTCCAAGAAGACCAGTCGTTTCCACCATTGGACATGTAGTATGCAATCTCCGCATTTTTTACGGGATTGAATAGTTCAGCGTTAGAATCAAGATCAAACTTATCACGTCTATCTGGACCCAAGTTGTCAATCATATTAATTTGGAACATCCCATATGAGGAGTCCCCAGTCTTATGGTTTCCGTTAAATGCTAAAGGACGACCATTAGATTCCTTCTTAGCAATAGCCCATGCTACTACTAAGTCGTTGCCTTTGAATCCCACCAAAGAAAGCAACTTCTTTAATTCAATATCTGTAAGATTTGTTTTGTTTTCATAACGTTCTAACATTTTTGCTTTAGAAACAACAAAAGCCACCTTGTGGGTGGCAGCAGGGTTTTCAGCCTGTTTAATTAGTAAGTTGTTTTCCGTAGTTGATGCATTGGCAAAGTTGCTAAATGGTGCCACAACTCCAACCAGTGCTAGGATTCCAATCCAAGCCTTCTTGTCTCTTCTCATAATAGTAACCTCCTAGAGAACAAATGCTACCTGTTGGTAGCATGTATTAATTATAACACGAATTTGCCACCAAAGTCAAACTTTAGGTAACATTTTGGTAAACTTTTGGTTTTCATATGGGAAAGTGGTATAATAATAAGTATTATGGCTACTGGCGCAACTACAACTTATGATCTTCCTTATCCCGTTTTAAGTGACCCTGTAAATGTCCACGAGGATATTCAATCACTTGCAGAGCGTATAGAGAGTGTTATTTCAAACATTGGACTTCCTTTTATTTCATTAGAAGTTAGAAATATAACTGTATCAACAATTGCAAAAGGAACTCCAGTTTATATTTCAGGGTATACATCAAAACCAACAATTGCAAAATGTGATTCAAATGATCTAACAACATTCCCAGTAGTTGGAATAACACAAGCAGCAATGACAAGTAATTCTGATGGTGTAATAATTATATCTGGCGTATTTGAAAATATAAATACAGCAGCATACTCTGCTGGAGATATACTCTATGTTGCTGATGGTGGAGGTTTGACAGATACAGTTCCTGCTGATGGATCAGGCGCTGTAGCAGTAGTTGCCAAATCAAATGCATCAACTGGCGTTATTATTGTTGGACAGCCAAAAGGTAATGGATCTTGGGGGGCATTGAAAAATGGACTTGCTTAATGGTATAATTTAACAATGGCCGTATATAGAAACCCTAATGAAACTGCAATGGAGACTCAGCCCGTTGCTCCTGCTCCTTCAACGTATAATGTTGGAAACATCCCACCACTTGTTAACTGGACATGTGTAATTGGAGATAGTGCTTCTTTTAGAATTTATGTTGAAGATGATCAAGGTAATGAATTAGATTACGATACAACTTCTGCTGGAGACACCACTGGTTGGGATATTTCTGGAGAGTTTAGACGATACTCTGATAATACTGGAGATGATTTATTGTTTACCGTTTATCCAGACCAGACAGAGTTTGATGACGCTGGAGAATTTACTGTTACTTTATCTCCCGCACAATCTAAGATTTTAAGAACAGGTGACGTCTTTGATATTCAACTAAGAGATGATACTCGTGTTTGGACGGTTTGTCAGGGCGAAATGATTATGATCGGTGAAGTTACAGAACAAGATACAGTAAGTTAATCATGGCAACAACCAATATAACTAATATTGGCAGAAGCCAAACTATATCTGATATAAAACCAACAATAACAGCAGCACCAATCCCCACGCATTCTTCATTAATTTCTAATATTGCTTTTTTAGTTACAGCAGCAGCAATTGTAATATCTCCAACAATTGAAAACATATCAGGTTCTGTTGGATCTTTAGTAACTGCAGACTATCCTAAAGTAACAACGGTAACAGACATTCTTCCATTTAGATTAACTATAACTAATATTGGTATTGAGGGATATAGTACTTCAAATCCCCCAGGAATTGGCATTCAAGTAATTGGCTTCTCTAACTATATACTTTAACAATGTGATATAATCTACACATGGCGAAAATATCATTATCAAGCGTAAAGGCCCTGTTTCAGACAGGTGACAGACCAACTGAGGCAGACTATGTTGATTTAATTGACACCACTTCAGCACAGGCAACAGACCTGGGTTCTGCTGGTAACAATGAAGTAACAATTACTGGTATTGAGAACAGCACAGTCTTTGATAATTTTACAGCCTCAGAGTGGAGATCAGTTAAGTATGTGATCTCAATTAAAAAGACTTCTGGTGGTGATAATAAATATTACACAACAGAATTAACCATAGTCCCTGACGGCACAAATGACAATGTTAGTGAATATGGAACAGTAGACAATGATGGGAATATTGGCACCATTAACGTCTCTAGGGCAGGAGGCACAGTTAACCTAACTGTAGTTCCCGTGGTGGGTCAGACCCCGATTACCTTACGCTACATGCGTACTGGTTTGAAGGCTTAACCAAGGAGATAACAAATGGCAACAGTAACAAAAGATTTTAGAGTAAAAGCAGGACTGGTAGTTGAGGGATCAACTGCGACTGTTGATGGAAAAAGCATAATCACAGCAGGCATTGTAGATGCTAAAGGTGATTTAATTGTAGGTAGCGCAAATGATACAGTAATTCGTGTTGGCGTTGGAACAAACGGACATGTCCTTACTGCAGATTCCGCTGAAACTGGTGGACTTAAATGGGCAGCACCTGCAGCAGTTGGTTCATTTGAATCAAGTATTGTTTTTGAAGGCTCTACAGCAGATGATTATGAAACAACTCTTGCAGTAGCAGACCCAACAGCAGACCGAACAATTACACTTCCTAATGCAACTGGAACAGTAGTTTTAAAAGACACAACAGATACACTAACAAATAAATCAATTTCACTAACAACAAACACTGTTACTGGTACAAAGGCAGAATTTAACGCTGCAATGTCAGATGCAGATTTTGCATCACTTGCTGGTAGCGAAACACTAACTAACAAAACAATTTCACTATCAAGCAATACAATAAGTGGAACAACTGCAGAATTTAATACTGCTCTTACTGATGATAACTTTGCTACTCTTGCAGGTACAGAAACTCTTACTAACAAAACCATCAGTGGTTCAAGTAATACTATTACAAATGTTTCTTTAAGCACTGGAGTTACAGGAACACTTCCTGTTGCTAACGGTGGAACTGGAATTACATCACTTGGAACTGGTATAGCAACATTTCTTGGTACACCGTCTTCTGCAAACCTTGCAGCAGCACTAACTGATGAAGCAGGATCTGGAACAGTAGCATTTACTACTAGCCCAAGTTTTACAACACCAGATATTGGTGTGGCCACTGCTACATCTGTTAACGGTACAACTATCCCGTCATCAAAGACACTTGTTGTAACAACAGATAAGTTAAACGTACTTGCAGCAACATCTTCATCAGAACTTGCTGGAATTATTTCAGACGAGACTGGTACTGGAGCACTTGTTTTTGCTAATACCCCAACACTTGTAACACCAAACATTGGTGCAGCAACTGGAACATCTTTGGTTCTTTCAGGGGACCTAACAGTTAACGGTACAACAACTACAATTAACTCAACAGAAATCACAGTTGATGACAAGAACCTTACACTTGGTTCAGTAGCAACTCCAACAGATGCAGGCGCAGACGGTGGTGGTCTTACTCTTAAGGGCGCCACAGATAAGACAT